CAGAGGCTGAGGAAATTGGGCTCTGCGTAAATGTGGAACCGGCGGACCAAGCGAAGTTGGTGAATGCACTTTACGAATGCAAGAATACCTTCGGCGGGTTCGAGGATATGATGATCTTTCAGCCGAAGCCGGAGGGAACGTTGTTCATTGCTCATAAGACAGTGGAGTTGCCAGAATGATTATTCACTGGAACATAGCCAGAGTCCGCAGGCTCAGGTTTGGTCCACGCAGATACACCGATCCTTCTGCCTCAACTATCTACGGTTTCTACTGGGGTTATAGGGGTCTTGTATTTTGGATAGAGTCACATGCCAAACCCCGGTAGCGACCGACCACTGCGAAAGGTCACCTTGAACCTCTACGACGAAGACGTTCGCGCTGCGGAGGTCTACTACGGCCACGGTTGGTCCAACGAACTTCGCCGGGTCTGGCAGGAGCATATGCAAAGCACGACGAGTTTTCACAAGTTAAGGAAAACCTTAGGGGATTTAGAATGAGCGATGAACCGTTCGGGAGACAACCAAGGCCGGTTACTATCAGAATAGATGGTACTGACCAACGTGATATAGACTACTGGGCTCGCTTGTTTATGAAAGGCGCCGAACACAAAGGCGATAGCGTCAGTGGTCGATCTGGTATTAGAGATAAGCACTGCGAATTCACCATCTACCCGAGGGCTGTCAATGACTGATATACAACATCAATTAGTAGAACCACTTCTATGGTTGGTCCATGACGAATGCATGGAATGGTTAACAGATGCTCGTGAACATACAGTACCTACCAATGAAAGAATAGATCGGCTCACATTGGCAATAGCCGATCTTGCCAAAGCCCTTGCCGGTGGTTACCGTGAGGGAGGGCTTCGTCTATGACCAAAGACAAACTCACCGGTGACGACGCTATAATCGCCCGCGTTCTAGACAAGATCGAAACCGCAATCCGCCTAGCTGCAACTAAACCAACCGTCTTCCCAGCCGATGCCCTCGACAACCTAGCCGATGAAATCCTCGATGCTAAGGAGGAATTATACCATGAGTGAAGAAGACGACTTTAACGACATCGGTACCATCATGGCAATCGATCCACTTGATCTCTCGAAGCAAGACCTTAATCGGATCATTGCCTATCAACGCAAGAATCGAACCATGCGCGAGCAAGGGCTCCGGCCTAAGAAATCCCGTGGCGAAGCCCCAGCAGCGGTGCAGCTATCAGAACTGCTAGCGGGCTTGCCAAAGGCCCCACCAAAACCTTCCACAATGAAGCGGAGGTTCTGATGACCGAAGCCATGCCAGTCAGTCCGTTTCTTCCTGGAACCAAAATCCAGTACGCTTGGGATTCCACTTCCCTCGGCTATCTCAAAACCTGCCCCCGCCTCTACCAATATCACATGATCGAGGGTTGGATACCAAAGGAAGAATCGATCCACCTTCGGTTCGGTTCAGAGTATCACCAAGCCATCCACGATTATGAAGTCATGCGAGCCATGGGGCTTACATTCGAAGATGCCCTGCGGACTACTGTACAGAACTTGTTATTCCGGATCAAAGACTGGGACCCCGATCCAACATTGAGGCCGTTTCCACACAAGAACAAGGATCAGCTACTCCATCTAGTCGTTGCCTACCTCGACGAGTTCCGCGATGATCCTTGCAAGACTTTGATCCTCGAAGGTGGCAAGCCAGCGGTGGAGTTGAGTTTTAAGTTTCAGCTGGATTTCGGACCAAAATATGAGGGTAATAGCTTTATCGAAAACGGTGAACTAGTAAGCCAACCCTACCTTCTCTGTGGTCATCTCGATCGGGTCGTCACCTTCACCGATTCGATCTTCGTCGTAGACCACAAGACCACCACTACCACCCCCACCGATTACTACTTCGCCCAATACTCCCCCAACAATCAAATGACCCTCTATACCTTCGCTGGCAAAGTCATCCTCGATACCGTCGTCTCCGGCGTAATCGTAGAAGCCGCACAGGTGACCAACGAGAAGCCAATGAAGTTCGAACGCCGACCTACCTACCGCAGCGACGAAGTGATCGACGAATGGCTTGACGATCTCGAGTACCACTTAGCCAACGCAGAAGCTTTCGCCGAAGCCAATTACTGGCCGATGAACGACACCGCTTGCGGGAACTATGGCGGGTGCAGGTTCAGGGAAGTCTGTTCCCGGCCAGCGGCGGTTCGGGAAAGGTTTCTCAAGTCAGACTTTATTCAACTTCCGGAGAGTGAGCGATGGAATCCCCTGCAAGCCAGATAGTCCCATCGTGGCAACGCTGGCCACCGAACTGCTGCGAGACCTGTACTGGATGGGGGCGCATAGAAGAATGGACAGGTCGATGTCATCAGCACTCGTCTATCAACTCTGGCGATATAACTGATGCCCGCTTTCGATGCCAGGACTTCGTAAGGAAACCAGATCATGGCTGAAAGACAACTTCGTGCGATATTGCCACTACTTAAGGGTCGCGTCGTAGACCGCGGAGACTACGGCTTCAAGATCGCCATTGGTGGAACGACCACGATCACGGTAAAGCTGCCACAGCCACATATGTACGACATCAAAGACGGGGACCTGCTAACGATCTACACAGAGGTGCTATTCGCGAAACCACAAGGATGAAGCCATGCCAAGGATTACACATCTAAAGGAGATCGACGGTGCTTTATGGGCACAGTTGGAGTTAGACCTGAATTCGAAGGATCAGTCAGTCAGTATTTTCACAAAGTCCGAAGTCGATAAGATGAAGGCTGACGTGCGCAAAGCTGTATGGGAAGAAATTAAGGAAGTTTGTCTGGTCTCAATATATGACGAATAGGAACATGCCATGCCAACAATCGACAACCACCAATCCAGTGAATACAGCAAATTACTACTCTTAGGCGATGCAAAGACTTGGAAGACTACATCATTGGAGTCCCTTGTCGCTGCTGGCTGGGTACTTCGTATTCTCGACTTTGACAATCTACTCGACGGCCTTCGGAACAAGATCATGCGAGACTGCCCACAAATGGCCACGAACGTTGAATTTCGAACGCTTCGCGACAAGTATAAGACAGGGCCATTAGGGCCCATGCTTGATGGCCCTGCAACAGCCTTCATCAATGGTATGAAGATGCTGGACCGATGGAAATACAACGACATTGACCTCGGCACACCAAAAGAATGGGGACCAAAGACAATTCTAGTGATCGATTCCCTATCTCGTCTTTGTGATGCTGCCTACGACTATCACGCAAGCATCATTAAGCCCGGCAAATCTGGCGATTTCGATGGGCGTGCAATCTATGGTGCTGCACAGGATGCAGTTGAAATGGTTATTGCTAATCTAACCTCGGCAGCATTCCAGACCAATGTTATAGTCATCTGTCACGGGACCTATATGGACCTACCAGATCAAACAAAGAAAATATTCCCACAAGGCGTTGGGCAGAAGCTTTCACCGAAAATTCCACAATATTTCCCTATATATGTCCGTTACAAAAACGTCTCAGCAAAGCCTGTATGCCAGATTGAAAGTGATGCAACGATTTCCTTAGCGATGCCAATACTCAACGCCTTCGCAGGAAAAACACTTCCAGTCGAAACGGCACTCGCAACGATCTTCGAAACCCTACGTGGGAAGACAGAGCCCAAGAGCGACGCTCCGAAACCTGCGCCTGCCAGACCAAAGTCGCTCGCTTTAAGGAGGGTCTAACGGCCCATGACTGATGCCACAGCCAGGATCAAGAACCTATCCATTGCACTTGAGGCACTTTCTCGTATCAATTCAACGGGAAAGTGGGACCCTTTCGAGGACGTCAGGGACCTTCTCAAGACCGAAATCATTCAATTCGAAAAGGAGCAAGAAGTGGCCATACCACCAGCCCGGCCAGCTAAGCCTACCCTTGATGATGATATCCCATTCTAAAAGGAACCCAAACATGCCTAACTTTGCATCAATCCTTGACCAACCCGCTGCAGATGTGAAACCTCCCCCGCTTATCCCTGTCGGAACCTATCACACCGTGATCCAAGGTCTGCCAGAGACCGGCCAGTCGTCGAAGAAGCAGACGGATTATCTCAAGTTCACACATCGAATCGTGGCGCCGTTGGATGACGTCGACCAAGATGCCCTTGCGGAAGCTTTTCCTGAGGGGATCATCGGCAAGACTATCGACAACACCTTATACCTGACTGAGAAGTCTCTGTTCATGCTTACGGACATGCTCAAGAACTGCGGCATCGATTTCGACAGCGGTATATCCGTTCGTGCTGCGGTCGATGAAACGCCTAATGCCGAAGTCGGTATCGTGATCAAACACGAGCCAAGCGAAGACGGGCAACGTATCTTTGCCCGGGTTCAAGGACAGTAGCCCTCGGCGAATAACCCTCCTACACAAGTGGCCTAGCGCAAATGCTAGGCCACTCTTTTCGGTGCAACGATATGGCTTCTTCAAAACCTGTAATTTTATTGGGCGAAGCTATGGGTGAGAACGAAGTGAAGATCGGCCGTGGCTTCGTTGGAACTTCTGGGGCCGAACTTCTACGGATGCTTAACGAAGCCGGAGCAATCGAGTTTACCTCCTCCGATCGCGAGTTCATGTCCAAGTTCTACCGCAGCTATGACCCTTGGTGCCTTGACGCCATCTGGGAACTTCACCCCGAAGTCATCCGCACTAACGTCTTCCAACAACACCCTCCACAAAACAAACTCGAATACTTCTGCGGACCCAAGGCCGAAGGCATCACAGGCTTCCCAGCCTTAGTCAAATCTGGCTACGTTCGAAAGGAACTTTCCTATGAATTGGATCGACTCGGCGACGAAATTCTCCTACACGATCCTAATCTTATTGTCTGTCTTGGTAATTCTGCTTTGTGGGCTCTATGTGGCAGAACTGGTATCACAAAGCTTCGCGGGACCACTTGTGTTAGTACTCATACTGTTAGCGGGTATAAGCTTCTCTGCACTTATCATCCTGCTGCTGTTACTCGACAATGGGAACTCAGACCCACCACCATCGCAGACTTGACCAAGATCAACAGAGAGAAGGACTTCCCTGATGTCAGGCGCCCGAAGTGCGAAATCTGGACTGAACCGGACCTTGAAGATATCCAAAGGTTCATCAAAGAACATATCACGGGTTGCACAATCCTTTCGGTCGATATTGAAACAAGCGGCTCGCAGATTACCTGCGTTGGATTCGCTCCAAGATCAGACCTTGCAATCGTTATTCCAATCCATGACTCCCGCACAGCGTCAGGAAGCTATTGGCCAACTACGGGCGCTGAACGACAGTGTTGGGAGCTTATACGTTCGGTGCTTGAGGATCGAGGGATCGCTAAGGTCTTCCAGAACGGACTTTACGACATTGCGTTCCTCTGGCGCGCTTACGGAATACGAACAATGGCTGCAGAACATGATACAATGCTCTTACACCATGCGCTCCAGCCGGAGAGCCTCAAAGGCTTAGGATATCTTGGGTCGATTTATACAGATCATGGGCCTTGGAAGACGGAGAGAAAAAAGACAGAAACTATCAAGAGGGATCAGTGAGGATAATCAGAACCGATGAAACCAACCCAAACTACTTCCCCGACCAACAAGAAAAGGACTGGGTCTATAACGGACTCCATTGTTGTATCACGCTCGAAGTTCTTAATTCCATCCTTCCTCAAATTGACGATACAACTAGCGAAACCTACA